TTAATACACTCTGCGATAATTAGTTTATACTCCCTTGGGCAATGATTGTCAATCTCAAACCCTGCTCTAGGTGCAACATAAAGTTCATCCTGTAACATAAAATCATCATCTGTTGATTTTATAGTACGAATGCGTGAAGGTTTAGAAACAATAATCACTTCTTTAACTCTTTGATGATCAATTCTTTGGCTCTGATATCTAATTCGATATCTTGCTTTTTCAACATCAATGGGGCAAACGTTTCAATGAAGTCCATGATAGCCTCTTTGCCACCATCATTGAAATGATTATACTCGCCCTTCTTACCTATCGTAGATTGATAGTAAGAACTACGATCATTTAAGACAGCGAGAATGCCCGCATATAATTGTTTTTCAAGTACGTTGCTCATGAATTTTGCCTTGATACGGAGTATTAAGCCACTTAGCATAAGTGTCAGCACTTTGGGAAATTTTTTCCAGTTCATATTTGCCACAGAATTTCATAAAATGAACACCTACTTGCGGTGTAGTTACAGTGCGCACCTCACTTTTGATACGCTCGTCAACCTTAGACTTGATATCATCGGGTTGTGCCGAAAGGTCGATAAGAATGCGGTTGCGTTCATAGTCGTCCTTAACACGATGCTCAACGCCGTCATGATCGACCCAACGCTGTAGCATCATATTGTTCCAATTGAAGCCTTGCTTTGTACGATCAGCGTATGCTTCGATAAGACCAACTTTATTCTTGCTACCCTTAGTGCGTACACCGGGATATGCACTGAATACATTGTCAGTGCTGTCACCACGCATGCACTTTTCAAATAGAATGAATGCGGGGTCACCTAGTAATTTAGGTTCCTTAGTTTTCTTGTCAATGATAAGACGATTCTTATCATCATAGTAGCCATCAAGTTTGATTAGTTGATTGCTGACACCATTGTACTGATGGACATTCTCGCTAATCAACTGCGCAAAATCGGTATCGCTTGAAATGATATAATGGGTATCATCGGGGTGCATGTGAATGAAACGTGCGATGAGATCATCTGCCTCAGCATTCTCATGTCGCAATACACTGCAATTGGTCTTCTCACGTAGAAATGTAGTGAACACCTCATACGTTTCCCAAAACATTTTGTTTTCTTCTTCTTCGGCTTCTGTCATTGCTTGATTAGCAACAGCACGATTAGCCTTGTATGGCTTGTAGAATTCTTTACGCCAACTTCGTCCCTCAAGACAGAACACAACGTGATCGATGCCATACTTGCGTACAACTTGATTCACACTTGCTAGTGTAAGATGAAGTGCCATGCCGATTTTTTCCCATGTGTCACTGTTGCGTGAAGCCACATGTCGGGCACGGAAGAAAGTGTTTGCTGTGTCAATAAGTGCGTAGTTCATGTGTTAAGTATACTACTATTTAGAGTTGTTGTCAAGATATATCTTCCAAGTATTTGTCCGGAAAGTTTTTGATTCCATCTAGCAAATTCTTGTCATACTTAGAAATGGGTAAGAACTCTGCCTTCAATCGTTTGATTTTCAATGGATGGTCCTTAATTTTTTGTTCAACCAAATTAACTACATACTCTAGGTTAATGTTAGTGTACTTTGGGTCAACGTATTCAGTCAACACTCCATTAGGCTTTTCCAAATAAGGTGCAAGTGCCCGAATCAAATACTTTTCACAATCAATAATGTGTTCAATATGTGCTTCGTCTGCAAACCCTAACCAGTAGATCATCGGGTCATGATTGCCTTTGCCATAACCACTCATACGTGTCTTGTTATTTCCAGTAACACCCAGTTTTACTTTATCGTACATTTCACCGATATACAATAGTTGTTTTGGGGCTTTCATTTAAACAATTCCTTCTTAGCCTTAGGCAAGAAATCATACAAGTCATAACCATTTTCCATAAACAAATCAGCAATTGACTTTGGGAAAAATTGGTATGTGCCACCTGCTTCACGATACATCTTCAACAACAATGAGAGTGATGCATCTTTATGAGGAGCACCCTTAAAATCAGGATCACTGTGTGCCTTGCGGTAATAAGGTGTGTAGATTTCCTCAGTCAAATTCTTCAAGCGAGGCCATGAACCAACTGTTTCTTTCACTGTAGCATTCAAGTCACGCATAAAATCTTTGAATTCAGTTTTAGTAAAGTCTGCCCCCTCACGCACAAGTGCCTTGCGCAAACGTTGAAACGGAAGTACTTCAATCGCATCAACTGTTTCTTGTGGCCAATACTTCTTGTGATTCTGCGCAAAAAATCTAACGTCCTCAATATCAACTTTGCTCAACAAATCAGGACGACTAAAAGCACCGGGCTTGTTGCTTTCAATCAAATCATTTTTAGTAACGATGATATCATTCTTTTCTAATTCTAATTGAATTTGTAATGCAATACGATACTCATCTACAGAAGAACCATCTTGTCGTGCTGACAGTACTTTGTTTTTCCAGTGGTCAAAACCATCAAGTTTAAGTTTGTCAGCACCGTTGATACCAATAAAGTGTTCACGTGCGAAACTCAAGTCCGCAGTTTCAACAACCTGACAAACCACTTTGAGAGTAGCCCAGTCACTCGGGTTTACATCAGGGAACATGCCAAGTTTTGCTCTAAGCGCATAAGCAAGTGCGGTGTGCTGACCATCAGTGATGTAACACATTTTTGTAATAGGATCACGAATCACATTGATAACGGCAGGTCTGCGACTATCCCAATCACGCATAATTTTCATTACATGTTCATTGTCAATGGGACGTTGCACCGCAAGTGCTGACATTAATGTTGAAACCTCAATGTATTCAATCTTTGGAATCAGTTTATATTCTTGAGGAATCTGTTTGATACGTTCTAAATATTTTTTAGACTTGCGTTCATTTTCAAGTGTTTTGAAAAATTCAGATTGTTCGAAACTAAAAATCATGTCCATCATAGTGATGGCATCGATTTGACCAGGAGCCTTATCCAACTCGTTAAACGGTCGCATCTTCTTAGTCACCCGTTGCTTATTGTCAACCCATTTGAAGCGGTAAACAATTGTAGTAGGTGCTGTTACCTTAGTAGCCATTAAAAAACTCCTATGAGTGTCAAAGTATAATACTATTATACACCCTTAGGAGTTTATTGTCAACCTTTTTAACTTACTTCTGTACGTCCGTTTCCTATATCCCGTTGCTGTACGATTCTAATATCATTACGCTTTGAGGGATCGGCTTGCTCTTGTTCGTAAATCTCAAGTGCGATGTTTCGACAGACAGTTTGGAACCAACGATCTACGATTTGGGCATCAGTATCGTCTGGACGAATCTTGTATCCTTGCTTAATTAGATTAGCAACAAATTTGTCATTCCAATCTAGGTCAAACGATCCGTTATTGATATCAGTAGGATCAATATCTACCTTAGTAATAGCCACATATGGTTCGCCGGCTGCTGTAGCCTTTTCTTTATCGGTTAGTTCAACCTTAGGCTTGCGTGGCTTAGATTCCTTCTTGGGTTCTTCTACTTTTGTTTCCTGTGGTTTAGGAAACATTAAATTCTTTAGTTTATCAAACATTGTTCACCTTCTTAATATATGTATCATAAAGTACGAAACTCGCAAGATTTTTTGCTTTACTCTCGCACATCATATCAGCCCATTCATTGTGTGACATAGCCCAGTCATTGACTGCTTTGTTCCAATAATAGTCACTGTGGGCACGTAGTTTTTGTTTATTGTGACCTGATTCTAGTAACGTCCGTAGATCGGGGCGTTCGTGTCCGGAATGGCCAGCAAGTACATCTTCCCTAGATACGGAATAATGCATAGTAGGCCTAATACCACGCCAACTATCAATAACTTTTTTAATACGCTCATCAGATGTTTCAATATATTCTCCTGTGTTTATCCAGTGATGGTGAATGTCAAGTACGATTGGTAGTAAATCAGCAAGTTCTAAGCACGAATCGAGATTCCAACTGATTTCTTCGTTTTCGATTGTGATTGAGTTTCGTGCTTCGGGGCTGAGTCGCTGGTAGGCCCGCCTGATGCCTTCGGGGCCTTGGCGACCACTGATGTGGACATTGATTTTGATATCCTGAAATTGTTTGCCATACCCCATGAAACGGGCCATATCTGCATGATATTCGAACTCATCTATACTCTTATTTACTACTTCAGGACGATCACTTGCTAGAACAACAAACTGATCAGGGTGAAATGACAGACGTACATCATTAGCACGTGCAGTTTCGCCAATTGGTGCCATCCAACGTTCTAGTGAATCCTGTACATCTTTACGTGACCAAAAGTCTTTGTATTCGTCCATCGTATAGAAACTAAACATGTCGCTAGTGATACGAACCATGCGTAGTTCAGGCGGCAATTCTGCTACCTTCTTGACAAGTGCATGAGTATTGAGAATATTACGTTTTGCAACGTCTATTATCTTTTCCTCAACTACATCACGCTTGTTGCGCTTTGCCCATGCATAGGTTGTACCACCAGTATTGAGTCCGTCAGTACTAGCAATTTCACCCTTTTTGTTGATTTCTGCCCACTTGCAAGCAAAACCAATTCGTTTAATATCATTATTCATAGATAAATACTCTCATAAGACTGGGAAAACACAATGGACATTCGTAACATTTTAAACATCATAACAGAAAATTCAGATATTGTCAAGGAAGAAAGTGACTTTTCGGGCAATATGCAAGTGATGAGTTTAGATCAATTCTTGGAAAAGAATGGGGTCGAACCATCAGAAGACGT